AGGTGCTTCAGATGAGTATCCTGAATAACTTTTTGAGAATATGCCTGCTTTTCCGCCAGCCCCCCCGGATAAAACCACATCCCCAAAACTCGTACTACCTCCTGACGTTCCATTAAGGCTCGTTGGCTTGCCACCCGCCCCCACAACTATATTAAATTTTTGGCCGGACGCAACAGCTACCTCAAGACTGGCTGCGCACCCTGATCCGCCACCTGAGCCGAGAACCGCCCATAAATCTCCTACCTTCCCCCCGTGATCACTATCACGTTTTATCTTAAAAGGTCCGCAGGCATCATCCGTCATTTCCGGGCAGCTACCCCCAGCACCACCTGCGCTTGCCATGTAAACGTTAATTTTTTTTACCCCCTCCGGGACAGTAAAAGTGTAGCTGCCAGGTGTTCCATAAGTAACCTTTTCGCCATACCCCAGGACTGCGCCTAGCCGTCCCATAACTGTGCTAAAATCGCGACTAGTTGCGTCACCTATATTTTGATTTACCACATTGAGCATATTCCCGCTTGCTCGCGTACTCACCGCTACGTCCAGCAAGTCCACTTTCCCCGCCCGCTCGGCGGTCCAGTCTTTGCCGTCTGCCCGACTCGATACCATCGCATCCAGCTTATCCAGCTTACTTGCCCGGGCCGGCGTGTAGTAACTCCCATCTGCCCGGCTACTTACCTTGGCGTCGAGATTATCCAGCTTGCCCGCGCGGGTAGCCGTCCATGGTGCTAGCTTGCTTTCTAGCGATGCCTTGAGTTGGGATAGGGTCGTGCCGGTACTATTGGTACTTTGGTCAACTTTAGTAAGGATGTCTTGTACCCACCCCGGCAGCTTGGTGTCTTTAAGGTCGGCTAAGGCGCTTTTGAGGTCGTCAAGGGTCTGAGCCGACACCTGATGCTTTTCTTCCAGTTCTTTTTTGGCTTTCTTTATAGCAGATAAAATAATGGGATCCACTAGGCCGTCACTCCTTTCCATGCACCTGCACTATCCTCAGTCCAGGTGGTCACCTGCGACCGAGGCTCACGATTTGGCAGCGTGATGGTCACGCTTACCTTCCAACCGGAAGTTCGCTCTTCGCTGGTACGCTCGGCCAGCTGTAGGCTACCTGCCAGGACCTTTTCGGTCCATGTTTCCAGTCCGCCGGATAGTGACGGCTCAGCTGTGTAAGTCGTCCCTTTCACATCGGCGATCATATCAAAAGTCTTGGACAGGTCGGTTTGCTCAGTTACAGTTGGCCCGATGTCCGCGATGGCTTTTTCCAAGGCCGCGAAGTTAAAGTTAAAGTCATCTACATCGTAAAAGTCGTCTTTACCCGGCAGCCTTAGCCGTAAAAAATCAGTTATCTTTATAAGTCATCACTCCTTACTGGCCGCCAGCTCCCGCACCTTTACGCTATTGCGCAGCTGGTCATGGGTGTAAGCTGCCATTTCTCCATGGGTTAGCTTGTGCAGCGTTAAATGCTGGTTGTAGCGTATCTCCACCTTATAGACCATATTGGCCGGGAGCATATCATGGAGCATACGGCGCACGGCATCCGCCTGGTGCCTACTTTTAAGCTCGATAAGGATATGCACAAAAAAGCGCTCGTATGTGATCTCCAGCGTAAAGCCATCCTGCCCACACAGAGCGGCCAAGGCGCCGTGCAGCGACCGCTTGGTGTAAAGGGCAGCCAGGCTCAAGATACGGGCGCGCACGGCCAGCCTGCGGTCCTCTATGCTGGCATCTTCCGGCGGTGCGATTAGCCACTGGCGCTCCTGGACCTGGAGGGCGTTTTCATCTGCTGTATCGATGAAGATATTACTGTAAAAGACATTGACATCGTGTAAGGCTTGAATAAGGTCGTAGGCCTCCACTTGCCCTAAGACGTCCAATTCTTCATAATCTCGCAGGACTGGCGGCAGATAGCCCAGCGGGTCAATATTTCTTACAAAATGCCACTTCATGATGCCGTCACCTCACCCAGGACCGGTATGGCCCCGCTGGGCACACTGTGGTTATCGTCCACACCATTGAGCCTTGTATACTGGGCATCTAAAATGCCCGGCAGCTTGAGTAAGCGCATCTCTATCTGGGACGTGTACAAGCGCAAGGCGCCACCGCCACTCCAGTCCCGCCGGACCTCTGCAAAGTAGTCCCGCAAGGCGTCCATGACTGCAGTCTTGACGCTAGCCCAGGATGAGCCGGGCGTATAGGCCAAGGTCAGCTTGACAGATACCTTGTCGGCTACCGCCGCCATGAGCTCGACCTTGTGGTCGATGGGCGCCAGTCCCCTGCCCTCACCGGCATATCCGGGCGGGTCTATGGCCTCCTGCACCCGCTGTACCAGCTCAGCAGACGGCACATCATAGCTGTCGTCGACGATGATGACACCCACCGTCCCTGGGCCTTTGTGGTGGGGCAAGACCTTACAGGCACCGACGCCAGCCACGGTGGACAGCATCCGCTCATAGTCGGCGATGTTGCCCCCATAGGCCTGCCGCCGGATGTCTACAAAGAAACGATCACGAAAAGCTTCGGTTTCTTCTTCATTTCTCCCCGGCTCAATCAGCCCGATGACCTTGGCCACAGTCAGCTTGTCGATGTCGGTGATGGGGGTCAGGTCCGCTCCTACCGGGTAGACGTCTAAGGCCCCGACCTCTTCGGATTCCAGCTGCCAAACATAAAAGCCGTCCTGCGCCTCATCGGGCAGCTCCTCGGCAGCGTAAAAGTTGTACTTGTCCAAGTTAAAGCGGTTTCCCGCCTCGATGGGGGCGTTGAATTTTGCTTTTACCCGCATGGGTAAGGCGTCTTTAGGGAAGACGCCTAAAAGGCGGGCGTGCCGGATGAGATTTTCCCGGTCGGCCGTCTCCGGGAAAAGCTGCCGGTAGGCCCAGGCCAAATCCAAGTAAAGTTTCATCAGCTCAAAAGCATTTGGCGCCAAGGCGTTAAAGAGCAGGGATGATTCCCGCGTATCGTACTTATCCGGCACCCGGCTTAGCTTGTCCGCCAAAAGCTGCTCATATGTTTTATCCTCCCACACCGGTGATCACTTCCTTTCCGTCAAGGCTGCCGTACTTGGTGTGGACCGTAAAGCCGATGACCAAGTCGTGCCCCTTGCTGTGGGCCTCATCTAAGTAAAAGCCGTCCACGTCCGTGATGCGGTCATCCATCAAGAGGGCTTCCGGTATCCGCTTGCATAAGGCGGCATACATAAGCCGGCGCGGTTGACCGATGAGGTCTGCCATCTCCATGCCGTGGCTGTCGCTGTAGATGGTGTATTTGTAGCGTTCGGTCCGCAAGGTGGTATACACCGCCTGCTCGATGGCCTGCATTTCACCGGCGTACTCCCGGATACGGAGCGCTTCCGCATCCATCCGCCAGGTAAGTGAGGGCTTTAAAATCACATCGTAGTTTTGCGCCGCCTCCATCCGGGCGGCAGACATTTCCGGCAGCATTACTTGGCCCCCTTAGTAAAGAGATAGTAAAAAACCTGTCCGCCTTCATCTTGGATAAAGACATGGGTAGACCCGATGTCCTCCGGGAAAAAAGTCATCCCGTAAGGCATGACGAGGTTTTTAAGATCTTCAGATATTTTGACTTTAATGTTCTTTTGGAAAACAACAGGGCTGATCGATATAAGCCGCGCATAAGTTATTCGTGTCGGCTTGCGGCTGTCGTATACGGCATTTGCTATCTTTTTAACTGCATCTAGCAGGGGTCTTGTGTCCATCTCTTATCGCCCTTTCAGCCAGCTCATGACATCAATAAATTCGCTGCGGGCTACCTCTGCCTGCGTATAGTGCTCCCGCTGAATGACGCCATTTGCTATGCTCCCCCACATAGCTGTAGTATCTACGGTACCATCCGGGTTCACACGCTCGACGAAAGAAATGTGCCCTGGTCCACGCGGAGAGTAACCGCTATTCCCGCCTTGTTGACACATCGCGGCCCCCGGGAAGGGGCGACCTCTATAAACGGCCATACCATAATTTCTGGCTTTATTGGCCCAGTCCCCGCCGTTACCCATAATTCTATTGATAGACTTGCCAGTCAACTGATAGTAGCGGTTAAACATATACCAGGTACACTGATTGATATAGCCACGATTGTTGGGGTCACGTACAGCGGGATTGGGGGCAGGAAAAGTGACATTCATGCCGCCTACCGTCATACCGTAACTTTTCCACTGGTTATAGTACTTTTGCGCCACAGGCGTCGACTTGGCGATGTCGCCAGCACGGTTGGCGCCGCGCTCAAATACATCATAAAACCAGGCCACTGCCCATGCTGGATTGTTGGTCTGTTTAAATTGCTCCAGCGACCCATGTTTGTTGAGCCAGTAGGCTAGGCCGCCGCTTTTGAGCTCATAGTCCACAAAGCCGCACTGGGCCTCAATAGAGCGGTAGTCCAGCCCCTTAGTGGCCGACCAGGTGATAAGGGTCTGCCACCGGTCGGAAACCGTCCACTGGCACAGCCCACGCCCGGGGCCCCCGCCGATTTGGCTGACAGTCGGGTCAAAGTTGCTCTCCCGCCACATATTGCCCATAATGCCGGCGGTAGCGGCGGCGCTGTAGCCCATCTTGCGGAAGGCGTTCCAGATGCGCTCGGCGTTGGTGTTGCCAGGCAAGGCGTGGAAGGTGCCGTCGCCGTCCCCGCCATCTTCGGCGCCGGACTGCTCATTCTTAAAGACGTTTGACACGTCAATGGCCGGTAAAAAGTCCTCGTTTTGGATTTCCAAGTCCATCAGATGGCTGTTGCCGCGGATGGTATGCGTGACGCTCTCCACCCAAAAGGCGGCACAGGCCTGCATGTCCCCCAAGGGCAGGTTGACATAGATGAC